CTTATTTATAAGGGAACTCTGATTCCAGGATTTAGGAATCTATCACCAGTCCACTCCTTACCAACCCATTATGATGAAACAGCATAAAAGAAACCGGGTAAAACCCGTTCCTTTCAAGCCATTCATCGTGTTATGCACTAAGTGGCTTGGGAGAAGAGTCTTACGACTTTCCTCACGAGACCTGAACTTAGCCTTGCGAGTGTTGGATAAAATCCATAGAGTATATGATACACGCGGTTTAACCGAATGTATTAGATACACTAAAGAGATGAGACTGACCTTTCAGAAGTTGATATTTGATATCTCTCCTGAATGGGAAGTCTCTGATCGGATAACTGTGCCGAAGATTTTACGGCCTGTGTATTCTAGGATTATAGAATCGAGGAGCTACGCGTTAATTCGCCTAACTCTTTCAGTTCTATATTCCACAAGATTACACCGGGTTGAGGTCTCTCCTTCTTTCAAAACTATAGAAGATGGGCCTTCCTATAAATACGAGAACGCCACTTTCTTAAGTGATGAGATTAAGAGATTCCTCAAAATCAACGGTACTAACCTTTCACAACTAGGAAAGCGACCTGCGAAGTTAAACTTCTCAGAATTCCATATGACAAGTAAGTCAGGACCTAATGGTCATGCCTTATGGACATCATTCTTCGATTATCGAGGATTGAGTCCACGTCAGAAGGAATGTATCGCTATCTTAGCTGGTGAAAGACTTAGTAATCTATCTTCTCGATTTAATAGTCTCACTGAATTGACTCCAGACTTCTTTTTCGGTGTAGGTAATCTCCGTAAAGAGACGAACCTTACCCGAAAATTGGTCTGTATTCAAGACAAAGAGGCTAAAACTCGTGAAGTAGCTGTTCTTGATTATTGGAGCCAAAGTGCATTACTTCCTCTTCATAGATACGAATTTAAATTCCTATCTAAGATAGAGCAAGATTGTACTTTGAAACAAGATAAGTATTTTAACTATCTCCGTGCTAAACCAGGTAACCATTACTGGTCTATTGATTTAACAGCGGCGACGGATAGAATGCCTATTCTTGTTCAGCACCAATTTTTAAGTATCTGGTTTGGAAACCAGTATGCAGACGCTTGGCGTTATATAATGGTAGGTACCCCGTTTTCCTTTAGAGAAAGAGAAATCTCTTACTCTGTTGGGAATCCGATGGGTGCTTACTCATCATTTAACACCTTTGCGATCTGTCATCACTTCTTTGTTTACTTAGCATGCAGAGCATGTAATGTAAATTGGAAGAGATGTCCTTATATGCTTCTAGGCGATGACATAGTTATCGCTCATGATGAAGTAGCTAAGGAATACCTAAAGATCCTAGACGAATGGGGTGTAAACGTTAGTTTACAGAAAACCCATAAGTCGCCGTATGCATTCGAGTTTGCTAAGCAAACTAGATTACATAAGGAGAACGTATCACATTTTCCATTTTCCGCACTCTTTGATCGTAGATCAGAGACCTACACGACCATTGGCATAATAGCTAATGAGTTTTGGAATAAGAAGTGGAACATTGATATGATGTCTTCTATCAAAGGTTATTTCCTAGAGGTACTCAAATGGCCAAGGCCAAAGTATAGAGCTTACGCTAATACTTTGGAATTGTCCATAGATATCCTTGGATTCTTGAAAGGCCGTAGAAATTTAGGTAACGGAATTCTCCGTTACGTATCCTCTAAGGTCGGTTTTGAGTTTGAGATGAGCAGTTGGGATTTGGATTTATACTCCAAGTTCCTTCTGTTACACCTTATTCACAAAACTTTTCTTGAATCCAGGGAAAGAGTTATCTCTAAGGAGAATAAGAAACCTCTTGGTCTGCTAGCAGAACAAATGGTTATTCTTATTACTTCCCTTGATGAAGACGAAATGGGTATAGCATTCTCGAATATCGAGGCTGTGCCCTTTCTCCAGATATATGGTCGAGCCGAGGAAACTTGGCTGAACCTCCGGACGGACCTTTCCATTTACCAACTCGGTGAATCGGTCAAAGTCTTCCGGAATATGTTTCAAAAGATCAATATTCCAGGTTCTGATGACGATTTCCACACCAGACATCGTGACATAGTCATGATGCAGGCGGCGAGAGCTGCAAAGCAGTTAGAAGAAATGATTTTCTCAATTCCTCGTGTAAAAGATAATCGTATCAATTTAGATATTACCGTCCCTTGGGAAGGTTTTATTAAAATTGATCGATCGTCTGAATACATAATCCCCAAGGTTTAGACCTCAGGTTTACGGTATCCTGTAAAGGACCGGGG